TTTGGATAGCTCCGAATTTTACATTTCGGGGCTTCATTCTAACGCAAGCTCCCCTGCCGGGCAGCACGATGGCTTGATCGGCATGATCGGCATCTTTGATGAAGACATTGGTGAGGATGGTGTAGATCATTTATGGAATGGTGGTGACGGGAGGAACTTTGCAGATCTGGATATTGGATAACGCCCGGCAGACTAATCAAGCAATGAGACAATATGGACGACAACGACGCAGCCGCCGCTTTTGTATGGTGGGCTTTAATCATGACGCTCATTTATGCTCTCTTATTTTTTCTTTATAAAAATGCATGATCACCAACACCTCGACAACTTCAACGAGAGATTTCCTGAGCACCTTGACGTCAGGGAGGTCGGAGAGGGAAAATGGAAACTCTTACACGATTATGTATATCACGACGTCGAGGTCGGGGAGATCGTCGTCCCCGAGGGATTTGTCACGGATCTTTACAGCATACCTCGAGTCGTTCGGACAATAGTCAGCGCAATCCAAAACTCAAACGGCCCGGCCGTCGTGCACGATTGGCTATACCGGGCCCAGACATTCGGGCCTCACGGGCAACATTGCGCCGATCAAGTTTTGCAGCGGGCAATGCGTGATCATTGGTGCCCGGTTTCTCTTTGGACAAGATGGAAGATCATGGCCGGGCTCAAGCTCGGCGGGTTTCTCACATACAGAAAGCACGCCGAAAGATTGGCCGATTTCGTATTCATGCTCGGAGGCCGAACCCCAACAACACACGAACTCACTGATCACTTATGAGATTTTTACCTTTCAGCAAGCCTCAAGCAACGGAGGCAAAAATCAGAAAATGGTACAAAGGCCAAATCGACACGCCGCTCGAGGCCGACAAAGTCTCGATCATCGGCGTCCGGGGGTATTATCTCGACTCAATGGGTAAAGAGGCAAAGAACGATCGCGGCATTTATGACGACGCCGTATTCATCCTCGGGCCCGATTGCTTTTTGAGTTACAATTTCAACACGGATCCGAGCGGATACAAGAGCGGGAGAGCAAGCCTCGAGAGCCCTCAAATCGTGACATACAAGCCGGGGTTTCATGGGTATGGCAGAAAGAGCGGGCATTCGGCATTCAGACAAGCGAGCAACGTCGTCGTCCGCCGGGACGGGGGCACAGGCAACGGCAAGCGGGTCGAGGGGACATCAAGCCTTTTTGTCGATCGTTCGAACTCGAGATTTTGGATCAACTTACACCGAGGCGGATACTCGACAACGAGCTCGGCCGGGTGCCAGACAGTCCCGCCGAAACAATGGGCATCTTTTTACAATACCGTCAAAATGCTTATGGAAAGGTTTGAACAAAAGACTTTTAAATACTATCTTATCAACGAACCAAGAATCAAAGATCGCAAACATGGGTATTATGAAGACGGCAATTTCACACAATAATGACAAATTTGCAAATAGTCTCAGCCTTGATCGTGATCATGGGGCTTTTAACCGTATTCCTCAGCATATACGTCGCGGCCAGTTTTTACGGACACTCGAAAAGAATGACGGGAGGGGGCATGATCCTCACAAAAAGCCTCACGTATCAGCTTTTCGCCGAAGGGATCCTCGGGCTCGGAACCCTAGCATTCGCAATTGCGGCCATGACGGGACACCTCGAGTTTATTCACGAGTCATACACTTACTCAGCCCGGGCAATCATGTTTTTCTCAACATCGATCACAACCTTGCATCTTTATCATGTCGTCAATAAATTACACAGTAGCGATGGGTGATGCGAAAATTTGGGCGGAAAACGGAGGGCTCTTGGGCCTCGTCATTTTTGCTCTTTTTGGGGCCCTCGCGACGTTTTTCATTGTTTTGAACAAAAAAGACAATGCTCACTCAAAATTCATTTCGACGATCCTCAAAGACGAGCGCGAAGAAAGGCACGTCGACAGAACGGAACACCGGGAGACATACGACAACCTCTCATCAGCCCTGAGAGACTTGACGAAAGAAATCGGCAATCACAGAGAACGGCAAGATCGCGCGGTATGGCACGCGGCAGAATCATCAAAAACGCCCAAAACGTAAAAGCTCAGTGACAAAGGGCCGGGGAATAGGTAAAAACCAATAAACGAAAAAATCATGCCTTTAACAATCATTCCAGAAGACGGATCCGGGCTCGCAACCGCCAACTCTTACGTCACAGAGGCGGAGGTCGAAGCATACGCCGAAACCTCACTCACGTCGTCGACATGGATCGACGAGACGAACGTCGAGATCAAAAAAGCCGCGATCATAAGCGCAAGCCGACAACTCACGAGCGCGGTCAATTGGAAAGGGATCCGGGCAACCGATACTCAATGTCTCGCATGGCCCCGGCTCGAGGTCGTCGTTGACGGGATCGCGATCGCCGAGGACGTCGTCCCGAAGCCCGTAAAAGAGGCGTGTTGCGAGATGGCGATCCTTTTGCATGCCAAGGGAGGTAAGGTCGCCGTTGACCCCTCAGAAGCAAACCTCAGTTCATTGAACGTCGGAAATGGGGCCGTTGTCCTCAGTTTCTTCGAGAAGCTCGGGACACAAATCGTCCCCGACTTTATCAATCACATGCTCCCGGGATACGGAGTCGTGAAAAGCGGCAACTCAAACAAGAGTTTCTCACTCGGAAACGTCACAAGGTAAAAAATGGATATTCGAGCACTAGCCGAAAAAGGATACGATATTGCGCAAGGATTGGCGGATCAGGCATGGCAAACCGTGACTCTCAGGCTCAACCCCGAAAGATCGGGATACGACCCCGTGACGGAAACCTCGACGATCAACTGGGAAACGGAAATCCAAGTCTCAGCCTTGAAATATTCGGAGCGTGAATTTACAGCGGACACAAGTCGCTCGAGCCAAATGTCGAAAGCAACATCGGGGAGCGTGATCAACGAGGTTTTTCTCATCAAATCGGCCGATACGGGATACCTCGATTCGGATACCCGGGCCGAGATTCAGCTCGGGAATGTCAAATACGGGATCACAGCCGTCGAGACGGATCCCGTCGGAGCAACAAACAAATTTATCGTCGCGAGATAATGGGCACAAATACTCAAAACGTGATCGCCTTCAAATCCGACTTGGAGAAAGTCAGCGAGAAAGCCGCAACCGACATCGGGAAGCTGATCAGATGGGTCGCTCTCAGCCTATGGGAGAAAATAACAGCCCGGACGCCAGTCGACACAGGTCGGGCCCGGGCGAGTTGGAACCTCGCAGTCGGCAAGCCGAACGAATCAATCCCGGGATCTATGGGAGAGGGCAAGGGCGAGCACGCGGGCAAATCAAACCCTCCGACGGATCCGAAAATCAAATTTCCGAGCATCTCGAAATATAGCGATTACGGCAAAAAGCCGATTTATATCACAAGCGCACTCGACTATATGAGCAACCTCGAGTCAGGCGGGAGCAATCAAGCCGCGGGGGGGATGGTGCGGATCTCGATCGCGGAGGTCGAAGTCGAAATCGAGCATACACTCAAGAATCTATGAGCCATCACGAAAACATACGGACACTCGCGACTGAGGCATTTTTGGCTGTGTGGAACGACAGAATGCCCGTTTTATGGCCCAACGATGGCAGGATAAAGCCCCCGGAAGCCCCTTGGGCCCGGTTCACCATAATTACGGGCAATACATCAAACGCATGCATTGGCGGATACATGAGGCGGACGCCGATCATTTTCGGCGTGCAAATTTATTTGCCAATGGATCGCGGAACAAAGGCAGCGTATCAAGCGGCCGACGCATTAGCGGCCCTCGAAAACCAAAATTACATTTCGCCAGATACGAGCACGACACTCAAAACACGGACGTCGACGGTCATTGATGGCGGAGTAAAAGACGGATACAAGATTTTTGCCGTGACTATCGACGCAATCGGCGATAGTGAATTGACTGCAATCGAAGTCTCTTATCTATACAGACAGCCCGGCGGAGAATTTCTATATTTACAGCCCGACGGCATCTCTCGATATACCTCGCGATAATAGCACAACCAAAAACAAGAAAAACACAATACCATGAGCGACTCAAATCTAGCCTCACTGGCCTATGCGCCAGAAGTCACATTCGGAACGGCCCCGACGGCAGGATACAAACTGGTCAGAATGACGGGCGAAAGTATCATCACAGAAAAAGAGGCGATCACCTCCGACGAAATCCGAAGCGATCGTCAAATCCCGGATCTCGTCAAAGTTCATAATCAATCGAGCGGATCAATCGATTTTGAGCTCTCAGTATTGCAATTCGAGGACATGCTCAAATACGCCTTGCAAGCCGATTACTCGACGCTTGCATTTACTGGCAATTTCTCAGTCGACGACACCGCAAGCACGATCACCGGGGCCGCAAGCGATTTTGACGACGTTCCAGTTGGCGCAGCCGTCAAAGTCGGCGGGGCCGTGGATACACTCAACAACGGAGTCAAGCGGGTCGTCAGCAAGCTCGGAGACGGATCTCAATTGACTTTCGTCGCCGGGGCATTCAACTCAGCCGAAGCCGTCACAGGAGGGACAATCGATTGCAACAGCATCAGGAACGGAGTGACTCGAAAGAGTATGACAATCGAGAAACGCGTGCTCAACAACGACGGCGAGGACTTTTTTCAGCAATTCTCTGGAATGGTCGGAGATACCCTCTCTTTGAATATCGAGAGCAAGGCAATCGTCACGGGATCCTTGTCATTTCTCGGGCTCACCGGGGCAAAGACGGATATCAGTATTGACGGCGACGGATACGATCCTGCGCCAGTCGGCGACATCCTCAATGGAACCTCAAATATGGGAACCGTCGCAGTCGACGCAGCCGCGACAACAGAATGTTTCAAAACGCTCACTCTCGAGATTGCAAACAACCTCCGAGGAAAAGATTGCTTATCGTATGAGGGCAACTTTGACATCGGCATGGGTCGTTGCGAAATCACAGGCACT